GTTTTTCGAAGTACCTTTCTCTTCCATAAAGTTTAACGCCATTGACTGAAATGTTGGTTGCAAAGACAACATCCTTGTTGTCAACGTTTTCATCCCACAGATCATTATACATGTTTTGAAAAGGAATTTGTTCGTTTATAACTTTCTGATCAAGATCTTTATACCAACGTCTTTGTTGTTCGACGCTCTCGCCGTATCTCAATTTCCAATAACAATGTTTTCTACGAAAAGACTCTTTGTACCTTTCGTATTGTATGTGATATTTTCCATCAAATGTATTGTGATCGTGCAAGTTTAAAGGTTGCGCAAAAATCTTCTTCATTAACCCACCATTCTATCAAGGATCTTTTCCATCATTATAGCTTCTATTTCGGGTTCTCTTCTTGAAAGTTTTTCGACACAGTTCTGACAATATCTCTCAAACTCAAACAATTCAAAGTTCATCATCTTGTCGATGTTTTCTTTAGTAACATCGAAGTGACGAGAACCGTTAATAACTTTCTTACTGCAGTGCCTGATTTTTTTGATTTCAAAATCAATAACTGGAACACGAGGAAACAAAGAACAGATGCGTCTTGTCATCTCTGGTTCTTGTTCGAATGTGTCGTAAGTTGGAGATCTAGAATTGTACTCTTTGAACTTGGTGTTTTTGTGATACAGATGCATCAACCCATGTTTCTTTCTATACTCTTCAAAGTTAGGCGTCATGATAATCAGATTATAGTTGTGATTATCATTTGGGCCAAAGAAGTCATAGTTACCCAACTTCTCAATACGATCATCATAAAAGTCCAACACTAAGTGTTCTACATAGTGGACTTCTGGATCTTCTAAGATGTGAGGATAAAACTTCCTTATTAGACTGTTAGATAGGACAACTGGTGTGAGGTTAGGGTACTTCTTAATCTCTGCAATAACTTCATCTAAGTTTTTACATAGAGCAGGTTCTCCGCCAAGTAGATTAATTCGTGCATTGTAGGGACTCAACCACTCCAATAGGGGTGCAGCGAACTCCATGTCCACTGTTAGGTTGCGCATCTCTGTTGTCCACGCTGTGCAGTAGTGACAGGATTTGTTACACGACTTTGTTAAGTAAAAGTCGATACCCAATCCATAAGCTTCTGAACTCATTATAAAATTCCTGTAATTGATTCTATAACTGTATTTATTTCGTCCTCAGTAAGCCATGGATTGATAGGAACTGACATGATTGTACGTGCAGCGTGAAGCGCATTTGGTGTGTCGTCCATACGAATTTCCACTCCATCCCACACTTTATTTTCAGTCAATGCCATATCATAATGAATCTTGGGATTCCACTTTTTAGATTGTTTAATGCCCTGCATCACAAAGTGTCTTGTTTCCGTATCTTCAAAACGCACCACATACTTGTGATAGTTGTGTTGCAGTGTACTACGAGGTTTTTGTGCTTGGGTAATTAAGGGCAAGTCTTTAAATGCAGAATCATATTTCTTTGCAATCTCTTGTCGTTTGGATTGCCATACTGTAAGATTTTTAAGTCTTAGATTAATAACCTCTGCGTTAGGTACATATAGTTTTGAATTCATAGATCTTTGTACTACAAATTCTTCTCCGATCTTACCATGTCGACGCATAGATTGTACTTTTTCTGCCATGTCTTTATCGTTGGTCATGAACATACCACCACCAGCGATACCAGATACGACTTTATTTGAATTGAAACTATAAACACTGCAGTCACCAATGGTTCCTGCTTTGCGTCCGTCTAGTGAAGAACCAAGAGATTGCGCTGCATCCTCTATGAAAAGAATGTCGTGTTCTTTACACCATTCTTCAATCTCTCTGGTGTCTGACATAGAACCGAAAAGGTGAGTGTAGATCAACGCCCTTGTGTGTTTTGACACCATACGTTTAATACTGTCAAAAGACATATGATATGTGTCTAGGTCAATATCGCAGAACACAGGCGTTGCGCCCGCACGTGTGATACATGTCGCAGAAGAAATCCAAGAGAAGTTTGTAACCAGAACTTCGTCACCATATCCAATATCATTCGCTACCAATGCGAAATACAACGCATCTGTTGCGTTCGCCACACCTACTGCATAGTACCTACCAGTAAACACTTCGATGTTCTTTTCCAAGAAATCGACTTTACCGTCATAGTCTTTTTTCATCGTCTTTTCAAAAAGGGTGTGATATGATCCCTCGTTGATTTCATATTCACGGTCCCATGCATCGTATGGTATCACTTTTTCACTCCTTCATACAATTCTATTTTTGTACTATATCATATCGTGCGTTAATTGTCAACAAATTATATCAAATTGTCGTGTTCTTTTTCTAATTCTTCAACTTGTTTGCCCCATGACGTAAATAGTTCTTTTCTTTCATCTGTCATAGGTCTGTTCTCATAGAACTTCTCTAACTCTGGGAAAACATCAAACAAAGACATTTCCCATCTAGTGCCTTCATAATATTTATCTTGAAGCAATAGGTAATCAAAAATGTCCTGAAGATCAACGTCTGGTTCTGGCGGTCTAGACAACGCTGCTTGAATATCAGGCCATTCTTCATACTTTGGAATCAATTCATCTTTAAGTTCTTGTGGAAGGTTATTAGTTCTTAGATGTGGTGGGTTCTCTAACATCGCCCAATTAAGTTGGTCAATCACAGGATGATCTTTGCACCAATCAACCACTTCATAGAAACGCATAACACTAAGGAAAGACACCAGACCATTAAAGTCAACAACTGCGTTGTCAAACTGACCACAGAGTTCAACGTTCTTTACAACTTTATCCCAATCAGTTCTTCGACGCATGTATTCAATTACAGGACCAATACCATCAACGGATGCAACCACTGCAACGTGATCGAAGTAAGGAATATAGGTTAGTAGGTTATGTTTACCAGCTTTCGTCTCTGTTAAGTTTGTTTGATATTTCAAAGAGATTTTTGGCGCATGACCCGAATCAATCAACGCATCCAACATCTCATATTGTTTTTTCATAATCAAAGGTTCACCACCAATGATTTTAATACTCTTGATATATGGCGCAAGTTGAATGATCTGTTCAACAGTACCCTCTGTTTTATCTTTCATGACGTGTTGAATGAGTCTACCCTGCGGGTTCGAATGTCTTCCATGCACATAAGAAGGCCACACTTTATCCGTAACAACACCCTTTTCCAAACTCTTCATTCGTGTAGTTGAGTTGATGTAGTCACACATATAACAATCAAGGTTACATTCTGATCCGTAGATTTTCAACTGAACTTCAAAGATCCTTTCACTTGGACCTCGTAAATTTTGATCCATGTAGCGAGAGTTCTTAATTCTGAATTCACCAGTTTTTCTATATCTCTCAACCTTAGCAGCAATCTTATTCCAGAATGGCGGATCGTTCGTATGAATTTTTAAACAGTTTGTTCTTCTTGATCTTCCGTATCTTTCCTCATCGGTATAACACCTCTGACAAATTCTTTTTACGTTTTTCAAATCAGATCCAACCGTGGTCATTTCACGACGAATACTATTCATGTATTCGCTGTTCTCCATCCAATCTACAAGACCTACTTCTTCAACAGATACGCCGCTTGAGGCGCCAAAACAACATGCTTGGTACATACCGTCTAGTTCTGCATAAATCTGTGTAAAGGGAATGGTGCAGAAATATATGTCTTTTGCTTTTGCAAGTTGAACAATAGAATTATCTTGGGCTGCCACCATTTCGCCCTTCTCATCCATGTTTCTCCACCACGCAGAAGTACTAATGTTGCCTGGCGTATTCTTATCGCCTGGACCGCCCTTGATCAAATGTGGCGGCAGTTCTTTCCACACAATTGGAAGATCTCCAACTGGCCAATCCCATGCCCATGCTTTCTCTTCACACCAGAAACACTGTTTACACTCTTTAGTGAAGTTTGCAGTCAACACAGGCGAAGTTCCAACACAGGATCTTGTAATTGGAAATAGATCGTGCATCAAATTGTTTTCGATATAAACGCCTGCAACGAACTTCTTATCAACATTACAGTATGGTTGATAGATACTGAAAGGACCCCATTTACCACTCACTCTCCACTCTTCAATAGGATCGTGTTCTTGATCTCTACGTCTTTCTGCTTTGTGATAGAAATCCCATTTCATCATTTCATCGCTAGGAGGATTCCTAGTCATCGCATCAATTCTGATTGCATCTGGATAAAGTTCTAATGCACGTTCCATCATCATCCAAGATATTCTATCAACTTGAATAATTTTAGAAACCTGTCTTCTTCTCATAGTCTTAAAGGTTTCGTTTTCTGCCATAATGGCTTCAACTTCTTCATGAGTAATAAAGGTTTCATCTTTGTCGTTGAAGTCGTAAGTTTCAATAGGGGGGATGTTGTTTTCGGGAAACTTCTTTTGCATCCATTCAACGATTTCTTTTGCAGCATCCGCATCTTTTGGTGCATTTTGATCTCGACAAGTGTAAGGAACCAATTGCACTTGAGGAAAATGTTTTGAAATCAAATAAAGCAAACTTGCAGAATCGCACCCGCCCGATATTGATATAGGACAAAGTTCAGGAATTTCATTTGGAAACAAATCAATTGTTTGATCGCCATGAGTAATTTTCATTTTTTATTATACCTCAGTCATTTATTCGTGCAAGATCTGTGACAAAATCGATATTCTCAACAACCCCTGCTTCTTTTGCCTTGCGCCAGAACTCCGAAAACGCCACGTTGTTTCTTTCCATTTGAGTGACGCCTTCTGCTTCATATTCAGTACACATGTCAAGAAGTACTTTTACTTGATGTCCTTCTCTAGCCCATGCAAGTGCAGAGTACGGTGTCGCATCTAAAATACATCCTTTGGTGTTTGTACCACCAAAGATTACGTTTTTAGCAATTGTTTTTACATCCCACAACAACTTTTCTATTTCAAGAATGCTGTCGAACTTTACTGGATCAATATTAACCCATTTATGAATACCTGCTTCTTCAACGACCTTTCGAAACTCATTCATCTTGTGGTCAAAGTTTCTATGATGATCGGACAAGATCACCATTCTCTTTTTACTTTCAAAAACCACCTTTCTTAGTGTACTCCACCGCAATGCTTCAGAATACTCATCAGTCATAGTTGGTTTCCCTTCCATGTGAATAAGCATTAGTACATTTTTTGGGGTAGGTTTAAATTTGTTGTTTGCAGGATTTGCATTTTTCTTTGCCATATTTATATCAACCCTTGTTCATGAAGTTTATCATGCAAATCCTTTTGCAGATAATACTGTTTCAATTCTGGATATACATCAAAAAGATTCCAGTCCCATTTTGTGCCTTTATAAAATTTGTCCATCATTAACAAATAGTTTAACGTATCTTGATAGTCTATACCATAATTACTTTCCTTTAAAACATTTTGAATATCAGGAAACTTTTCATACTTGGGTATCAATTCCTGTTTTAACTCGTAAGGCAAAATGTTTGCTTGAAGTTTTTCTGGGTTTCTAATATTAGACCAATTAACTTGTTCAATCCAATCTTCGTTTTCTTCACACCACTCAACCAATTTATAAAACCTCAACACACTGAGGAAACTTATTGTGCCATTAATGTTTACTTGAACGTTTGGAAAATCTTTTACACGTTTTATATTCTCTATAATCGTATCCCAATCAGACTTTCGTCTAATATAGTTATTATATCTACCATAACCATCAAGAGAAACTGTAAACTCAAACATTTCGAACTTAGGGATGTAGTCAAGAAGGTTGTGTCCCTGCAAAGACAGAGAACTCATATTAGTCTGATATTTTACAAAAATTTCTTTTGAATGCCCAGTCTCAATTATTCTATCAAACAATTCATAGAACATTTTCATCATAAGCGGTTCACCACCAATTAACTTTAGATTGCGGATATACGGCGCAAGTTCTACAATCTGATCAATAAACTTATATTGATTTTGTCTTTTTGGTGATTGTGATGGTTCGATAGAACGTCCAACAAAAACATTTTGTGTTTCTAACGACTCGCTCGCCATAGTTTTTTCTCTCGTAGTAGAATCATAAGGCATACACATATAACAATCTAAATTACAAACATTACCAAATGCTTTAATTTGCATTTCAAAAATTCTATTTGTAATTCTACCTTTACCAGTTTCTTTAAAGATACGAACTGCATCTCTAATGCCTGGCCAAATACCGACATCGTTTGTTTGTATTTTTAGTGAAGCTTGTCGTCTTGAACGACCATAAAGTGCTTCTTGTTTTATACAGTTTCTACACACATCTTTGCAGACAGTCAAATCAGAATTTGGTGTTGTCATTTCTTGACGCATTTTGTTCAGTTTTTCATCATGAACAAAATAGTCACTAATAGTTTTATCTCTAATGTTTACCAAATCGTCGTGTTGATCATATGCCCAAGAACACGGAAAGAGATTGCCTCTTGTATCTGTGTACAACAATTGAAATGGTGCACTACAAAACCAGATATCTTGATTTTTAATTTGTTCTTCCAGAATATCCACGTGCTGAAACCAAGAACTAGTATCCACTAGTCCACCACCTAAGTAGTTATCGCCTGGACCACCTTTATAGATGTCAGACATATTAGTTTGAGTACTGAATTTCTGTTCGTATTTCATATTCAATCTCTTTTATTGGGGTCCCAATCTGGTCTTTTCCAAGGCGCATTTTCTTCAATCATTTGAAGTTTACTCTTTGGGGGTTCCTGCATTTTCAACCAACGTCTTCTTGGAAGTTTATGCCACTTATCCAACGCTTCAGTTCTATGAGCCCAATATTCTTTTTTGACTCTAAGTTGTCTAAACTTAGATGCGGGGGCTTCCAGTTTGAATTTAACATTATCTCTTAGTAAAGGGTTATCTGGTCTGAAACCTCTATTTGTGTTTACTAACAATAATGCAAAGTCTTCTTTCTTAGCAATTTCAAGTGCTTCTTCAATTTCATGTTCGTTATACCCAAAGATAATATACTGCCAAACAATGCAGTGTCCCTTATCTCTACCTTCTTGCATACGTCTCCACACTTCTTTGAAGTTAGAACCAACACGATACCACTCACTTTTTTCGTCAATACCATCAACACCAAAGTACCAAGCGTTTTCTCCAACACCATAACTGTATGCTTCTTCCCACCACTCGTCACTTTTACCACTACCAACAGTCGCAATCCGCACAGCTTTCTGTTGTCCATCACACATTCTTAGTAGACTTAAAAAGTCTTTGTGATAGATTGGATCTGAGATCTGGCCACAGAATGTAATACTGTAATCATAATAGTCCAGAATTTTCTGAAATTGTTCTGGTTCCAAGTCAAAAGATCTACGGATCTGTTCTTGACTTGTGCTCTTTTGTCTAATACATTGCGGGCACTTAAAAATGCATCTGTGAGAAGTGTCTATGTTTGGACGACTTCGTTTTTGTTCTTGCACATATAAATCAGTAACTCGATTCATGAAACTGCCACTCCACCTCTGTTTTTTCTTCTACTTTTAATGCATCTGTGTCTATGTTTACACCACACTTTTTCTTACACATATAAGATGCATTCTCTGGTTGCCAAAGCAATGTTTGAAAAAAGTTTTCCCACTGTTCAGACGTAAAGATGTCTTCCAGTTTTTCATTGTTAGCAAGTGCAAGTTCCTCGTCTTTTAATCCACAAGCCGTGATGTATCTGTGAACGGGCGGATCATCTAACCAACAACAAGGCAACATGTATCCATCTGAAGTATACGCTGCGCCTTTACTGATGTCCATGTGCGGTTTATTTTTTGAAAACAAAAATGATAAGCATCTTGGTTGTATTTTCATAAGACTCTTCATCGCTTCTATAATAGGTTCAATTTTTGGGGTTTCGATTTCCCTTTCCCAATATACAGATCCACCATCGACAACGTCTAGTTCTCTTTCATAGATCATATCTTTTCCATAATACTTACACTCCTGAATAATTCTAGGAGCTGGGTCCACATGATCTTTTGTGTAGACGTATGTATTAAACAACCCTAAAAAATTATCTACTGGCACAAATACATTATTAAATGTAGGATTGACCCAATCCGCATCGTATGTAATAATGCCATGATCTTGATATTTCGGTAGGTACTTAGATGCAACCTCATAATATCTTTCATTTGTTCCTAAGAACAAATATTCAAATTGCACGTCTTCTTGGAAATCTTTGTAAATGTCAAAGTTAATTCTTTTTTCGAATTGCAAACCTTGACCATTTGGATATACATCATGATCACAAAGATCAGCAATTTCTTTTGGTTTAAAGAATTCTATCGCAATAGGATATTGCGTTGGATGGTTTTCTGAGTATACACTAATAAGTTTTCTAGAAAACAAATCTTTTAAAGTATCTTGTTGTTCTGGACGATAGTCTTTCCAGTTTCTCCAAGCTTGAGTAATCATGCTTCTACCCATAACCATTGTTATGAGAAGATTTTCATACCCAGTATCAAAAACTATGTTTTCACAATGAATATATTTACTTTCTATAACTTTTATATAATCAGAAGGTTTATATTTTCTATGGCACACAACAACTACACGTGCTTTAATACCCTCTTTATTCAAAAGGTCACAGTATTCATAACTGTATAGAAATAGTCCATCGACTGGTTTGCTTGTCACAACAATATTAATCATATTTTAATTCACGCTCTCTTTAATAGATATTTTGAAAACCAAGCTTGTTCACGTTTTAGTTCTTTGTAATGTTGATTAAACAAGTATACAGGCGCATCAGTTTCGTGAGGCACCGTCGAATAAGACACGTAATTATCTTCCTTCATGTACATATTAAATGTAGTATTTTCATAGATGTATTGATCTATGCCTTTTCTATACCACATTAAACACCAGTCCTCTTCTTCATGAAACGTTTCCGTAACATGTGATGCATCTCCTTTCCAAGAGATAATAGAAGAATTTAGGGGAGTATGGAATGGTTCACGCCAATGTGCGTGACATACTGTAAATTCATCTCTCAAAAAGTGGTTGCAATCTCCTTTAATCACAACGTCCAAATCAAAGTAAATATTCTGTCCGTCTCTATATTTATCAAACATCTGAAACTTATTGAACACACCATATACATCGTCATATATGTCATCGGTAATGCAGACAAACTCATCATATTCGAGGCCAGAGTAATTGTCTATCATGTGTTTCAGATTATCTTCGTACCACTTTTCATACTTCGTTCCAGTACGAACACATATCACTCTCATCATTTAGTATATTGATCCCAATATTTCCATCTGTGCGGCAGGTTGTTTTCGTGAGTGAAATGAACAAGTTTGATATCTTCATGGAAGTCTCCAAACCAACAGTATTCGTTACCAGTAGCATGTGTATACTTTGCATTGAAATGTTTTTGCCACTGAGTATAAATTTGAGGTGAAAGTTCGTCATCACTCAACCATCTACACTGCCATGAATTAGGCATATAGATTAGTTTTAATTTTTCTTTAACTGCGTCCTCTACGAAATACTGTTCTCCATTAACTGGACCACTAGTGATACCAGCTTGGATATACAAACTCTGCCAATGATCTACATCAGCCATAAACTTTTCGTAAATGTAATTGCAGTCTTTTGGATAGTATTTGTAGAATCCACCATTCAGAGTATAATCAGGATGAAGTGTGTCTCTCCACCACGCTCTCATGGCTAAAAACTCACCACGTTCTACTGGGTAATCAAAACACTCTTTATAATCGTTAATCAGGAGCAAATCTATGTCAATTACGCACACTGGTTCTTCGTCTGGGAGATTCATCACAGACATTTTGTTCCATTGAAGTTTTACGGATTTGTCATATGGTTCACGAATCCAAATCAGATCGTAATCGTCGCCCAATTTAGATTCTAGGTAGTCTTCGTATTCTTGGCCGTATTTCTCGCCAATCCTCACAACAAAAATTTTCATAATGATTATTCAGACGTTGTTTCAACCTCTGCCTCTGCTTCTTGAGCTTCACTTGCATCTTCTTCAACTTCAGACGTGTTGATAGACATAACAATATCAATAACTTCTTTGTATGTCTTTGCTTGTCTGATAGCTCTTTTTACAGACGTATCTGTACACTCGACGACTGCTTGGTTGTCAAATGCTTCAATTTTAAATTTAAACAACTCTTCCGCCCCGATTTCGTCTTCGGGTCTATTAAGGAAGTTAAAGACTTTAGTAAATCCAAGTTCTGTTGTATCAATGATACCTTCACGTTCTGCAATCAACATACATTCTTTTTCAAATGCTTTACGTGCACGACGACGATATTCTCTTGTTGATTCTTCAATCTTATCTTCGTCCCAACCCTCTGCGACAAGGTCACGATAGTTTGAATCCTTTTCATCAACGTTTACGAAGAATCTACGGATCTTTTCATCCTTGCCTCTCCACTCTACATTGATAATAGTTTTTTCTTGATCAAAGTAAAAAACATCAATGATGTTATCACTAAATTCTGCCATTGTTATTCACTCCTATTTTCAAATTATACTCTGACAACATATAAACCATATGTATTAATTGTAATTGGAACACCATTTGGAAACTCTTGTGATCTATAATCATCTGCATTTACCAATCGTGTATTATATCCCGCCGCACTTGTTCCGTTTAATCTCGTATCTACTATTGCACTACCAACAAGGTTGGCGGCTCCGCCTGTTGCAGTTGATCCTGTACTAGTATCAAATTCGTAAGTCAGTCTGTATCCATTTTCTGACTCGACTGCATAACGAATAAAACCAGATAAGAAATTGTCCCAAGTCGCATCTGGTGGGGTTCTCAGATCTGTAACACCGCCAGTAATGTCAATCGTTAGAGGAACAAGAGCACCCGCAGCTGCATCTCCATTATAGACATGTAAGTAATAACTATTTATGTCCTCTGGCTGGTCTACAGACTCTGGAATTGATGCCGCACTATACAACGTCAAGTCTGCACGAGTATCAACATAAACTGGGTTTGCGTCTACAAGAGTTGCGCCTGCTACAGAGTTCGATGTACTTAAGAAATAAATACCACCCTTGTTAGTTGAAGTTGCTTCTGTATTACCAGCTGCAAGATATCCAACCGCTTCATTTACAAATGTATCAATCATATCTTGTTGAGTCATTGCACGGATTTCCCCTGCAGTTGAATCCCAGTAAACAGGATAACTAATCAACGCATCAACTGGGTATTGTGCAGGACCATTTGTTTGAAAAGTTACGTTTTGATGTGTTGTTGTCACAACAGAAATGTCTGCAGTTAAAGCTTCTGATACAAACGCCGTTGTGGATGTTGATGCTACACCCGCTTGCATTCTCGTGTCATCTATTGCAGTTAGATTACCAGTTCCTGCCGTATAGGTTAGAATTGCTGATGGGTTCAGAGAATACTGGTATATCATACGTTGACACACAGATGTAATCTGTGCTGCAGTCATTGCTCTCACATCTCCGTTAACTGTATCCCAATATAGTGGCGCTCTTACTGCCATGACTTAAGTTCTTTCTACGGTTAGATAATATGTTGTCTGAACAGCTTCAATACCGTTCGGAAATTCTTGGGTGAAATACGCATCAATACCCGCAAATCTTTCTTCTTTACCAGATGCAGAAGATCCAGTCAATCTGGTGTCGATCATCGTACCACGTCTATTAGTTGCAGTAGAGGATGTAGATATTGCGTATGTTATTTTATTACCAGACTGCAAAGACTCATGTCTTATTGCAGGAGTTAAAAGTTGATCGATTTGGTTATCACTGAATTCTCTTAGTTGTGGGTTTGTTGCTGATGTAAGATACAGAGGTCTTTCTAACATCGCAGGCGCAGATGATGCGCCTATGTACTTGTAAAGATAGTACAACTCAACATCTTTTGGTTGGTCTTTTGTTTCTGGAATACCAGCTGCAGTATACTTTGTTATATCTGCAATAGTGTTTGTAAAAACTGGAAAAGAACTAACCAGTTCTAAGTGTGCAGGGATTTCCGCTGGAAGAGGATTGAACTCTAAGTTACTGTGGATTTCATATGTCCCACCCTTTGAAGAATTACTAGATGAATTCTTTGTCATATTTACAATTGCGGGTGATATAAACGTATCGATAAAGTCTTGTTGAGTCATCGATACAATATTACCATCTGTGTCCAAGTAAACTGGAAACGCAATATTGTTGGTGTCTGTAGGATAACTTGTTCCAGATGCATTATTCTGACTAATATTATCCCATGTTTCCGTAACTAGTGAGATGTCTGGGGTTTCTGCTGCAGTACCAAATCTATCAACCCTACTATACATATCACCCGCTTGAAATCTAGTATCGATCATCTCTGACAAATTGCCATTCGATGCAACACGTGTTAAAGTTACTGCAGGATTTTGCGCATACAAATAGATGGCACGATCAGAGATCGTACCAACCTGAGTGCTGTTCATCGGTCTAAAACCGTCACCAGTCCAGTATAGAGGGGATCTTACTGCCATGAGGACTTATTCCTTTATCTTTAAGCTACAGGAGGTCCATAAACAGTCTTTAAAACAGTCCCATTAGAATCGTATATGATAATTTTGTTGTCTGCTTCTCTAATAGCGTCTTCAATTGTCTCAACTGTTACCGCATCCGTTGCCTCGATATTTTCGAGTTCTTTGGAGTTATCAATAACAGTTACTGTTCCAACTTTGAAAGCCATGATGTTCGTCCTTACAGATTTGTTTGTTTTATATGGGTTTCAAAATATTTATGCCAAAAGTAAAATGTCACTTTTCTGTTGCTAGGTAAGTGACCAACCCCCTGTGGTTACGCTGCTAGAGCGAACTCAGATGGTGCAAAGTTATCGTTTGCAGTTAGTTTGTTTGACCGAATAACGTAGGTCACCACGGTAATCTCCACTCAACTAGCCCGCCTGTCGATCCTATTTCAGCCCCTTCATAAACACACGAATAAGTAATGGTCCAAACCTATAACTTTTATAAGGATTTCCATTATTTAATCTAAATTCACCCCATTGAAAAGGTACTCCTTTAAACCAACTAATCCAGTGCCAAT